GCGCAAGGCGAAAGAAAAATAAATATCATTGATTCCTCAATAACCCCCATTAACTCCTTGGATATCAATGACTTACAAGAGAATAGTTGATCCAACTAATTCAACTTAGCTCTCGAATTTCACGGGGAGTTTTGTTGATGGATATATCCTACAAGCATGAAAGCCTATAAATATAGGGGTTTCATGCATACTTGCTGATTAGTTGATGCAATTAAGTACAGAAATACATGCATTGATAGGCTCATTGTTTATTTGATCCAACTAATTAATATGATCATTGAGATGTCAATGATCGATGTGTGTCTTTCGATAGATGCTGTCTATCGAGAGGCGGACTTGACAAGGCTAATCAATGCGAGTAATGTGCACATTGTTTAGTTAATGTGATAGGAGATAGGCATGAACGAGCAAGACCGCAAGGCTATCGAGTTGATGTACAGTAACCCCGCTACCGCAGACGAAATGCAGCAGATGGATGACGATGATATGCAGTACGCGCATTACTTCGATTAATGTTTCGCAAGGTGCATGCCTTGCGTGCACCTGACGAAGCACTAACGCTTCACTAGGAGTTTCCAATGAGCAAAGAACAGCAACAGGCACAAGCACAGAAGGCGCGCAAAGCTCGCAAGCCGCCCTCACCTGCTCGCATTGCAGCAGAGAACGCGGTCAAGAATGCTAAGAGCGATCAAGAGAAGCTTGTCACTCGTGCCGCCCTTAAGACGTTGCGTTTCAAGGAGCTTGCGCCAAAGCGTGTCCGTCGCGCTCTTAAGTCTTTAGATCAGGTGTCCATATTGGCCAATCGCGCTAATTACCTGAGCGAGCCTGCGCAACGCGAAAAGATCCTCAAAGCTTTGCGCGAAAAGTTTGCCAAGTTTGTGCAGGCTTTTGATGACACAGCTAATAAGGAGCCTGAAGAGTTCGACCTTTAATAGCCTAACTCTTAAGAGTGAAATGCCCGCCTTGTGCGGGCATTTTGCTGTTAGGAGATAGCCATGAATAAAGCTGAAAGACAAAGAGCCTTCTTTTTATTCGTTGTAATTCGTCGTGATTGGTCTCTCTATGCGCATTGGTTGGCAAACCATGCCTATGTTCCACAAGGTGAAGGAGTTTAATGTGCCTAAGCGTGCCGTGTCTGAAAAGCAGCTTCCCGCATTTGATCTTAAGAACATGCGGATAGCTCGTAAGTTATCACAAATGGCTTGCGCTGGTATTCTATGTACTACGCAAGGCAGTATTACGCGATGGGAGAAAGATGGCAGCATGCCATTGATATATCGCAAATATTGGGAAGCTTATTGGAAGATAATTGATATGGAGGCTGCTAAGAAGCCTGTTCGCAAGCGTAAGGCTATGTCCGAAGTAACTACGCAATGAGCGACGAGGAAATTCTTGACGATAGTGCGTTGTTAGCAGATAGGTTAATAAGAAGCTTACACAGAAACACAGATGGTCATGTCGCCGCTAATCAACAGCAACATGAGAGTAGCGTTGAATTGGCTCATAATGTGGCCATTCTGTATATTTATACTGTGGATGCTGACGAAGCCTATATGTTGCATGAACACTATGTTTATAGTCATGAACCATGCAACTATCAAGCATGGCTAGAGATAGTAAACAACGAGATTGAGGGTATAACAGCTAATCCCGTTAAAGGCTTTGTTGGTATTTATGGCTGGTCTACCGGCCATGTAAAAATCACGCCATTACGTAATGGCGATTTGTTTATTAAAATAGATAAGGACGGGGCTCGTTGTGTACGGCTCGCATTTAATAACGGAAAGGCTAAGCGTAAAACACGCTCAAAGAACTAAAGTGCGTAGAGAGGGATTTAGTGTTATTGGCATGGACTCGGAAACCTTTGAAGGTGAGCCGATTACGTTCCAATTCTTTAGTTTAGAGGCTCGCGAGATTGACGGAATCGTATTTATTGGAGAGAAAGACAGCGCTGTACATACATTCTTAAAACGCTTAAAGAAGTTGCGTCCTGGTCGTTATAGAATGTATGGCCATAATTTAGAGTTTGATTTGCTGTCTGTTCTTTGGGAAGTCCGCGCTAAGATTCGTGATGGTAATATAGACTTAGATATAAACGGCTGGAAAATTGTTGGCCGCTACAGCAAGCCTGTATTCTGCACATTCAGCGATGGTGAGCGTTATATTGAATTGGTTGACTCAATACTTTGGTTTCAAACCAGTTTAGAGCGCGCTGGTAAGATAGTAAAACCGGATTTGCCTAAATTACGCCGCCCCAAAGGATTAGGAACGACTCGATATAAACGCAATGATGATAATTTTGTTGCTTATGCTATGCGTGACGCTGAGGTAGCATATTATTTAGGACTTGCTATTGAAAAATTTCATGAAGACCTAGATATACCTTCGCAGATTTCTTTAGCGAGTATGGCCGCCGCTGTATTTAAGCGGCATTACATGCGCAATGATATTTATCAACCACCTTTGCAAGAATGGATGGTAGGCGCTGCTGCTAGTTATCACGGAGGCGTTAATAGAGTACGTCCAGGCGCTGCTCCGGCTTGGCATAAACCTGTTACATCTTTAGATTTTTCGTCTGCATATCCTCGCGCGATGCTTGAGTTGCCTGATTTCAAAGATGCAGATAATTTTAAGCCATTCCGCGTTAGGGATATGCGGCATCTGGATAATATTCCAGAGCTGGGAATTTATGAGGTTTCCGGTCGCGCTGCTCCTTGTGACTGGCCTGCTTTATTCGACCACAATTTTAAGCCCATTGAAGGAACATTTAATAACATATGGGTTACAGGATTTGAGTTAAAACAAGCTATAGAATCGGATGAATTAATACCAAGACGCATACGCGGCTACTATTACGACGATGATTCCGACTATTCCCCTTTCAAGTCTTATTCAATAGATTTTTATGCGAAGAAGTCTGACAAGTCATTAGACTATGTAACTCGTTACATGTATAAAATTCTATTGAATGCCTTGACTGGTAAAACTATACAGACAAGTCCTGACTACACATTAGTAGATGGACAATTGGTAAAAATTAATCGTGCTGGCGGCTTATATCATCCTTTTGCCGCCAGCTTGATAACAGGACATACACGCGCAAATATGCATCCTATGGAGCATAAATATGAAGCGATCCATACCGCTACTGACGGAATCTTTGCACCAGGAATTAATAAGGGTTCTACAGAAAAAGTTCTCGGAGCATTCGTTTCTGAAGGTACCGGAGATTTGGCGCTATTCCGTAATAAGCTCTACATCTTTTATACGGATATTAGTAGTGACGACACCTATGAAAGCCAAGTCTTCGAGGGGCGTCATGTGCTTAAATGTGCGCGTCACGGTTTCCAAGGCAAAGTAGCAGATTTAGAGGATATGCTTGTTAGTGGTAATAGAAAATACCAAGTGAACAAGCCTGTAAAGCTGAAAACTGCCTTGCGAAAGGGTGAGAATCCTAACAAGTTCGTTGTTACGGATCGCAGGTTAAATATGACAGAGGATTTTAAGGTATTTCAGTATGGCAAGACGCGCCAAAGGGCGGAGCGCGTATAAGTTTATAAGTGCGCCGCCTAAAAGGTCCATGCGCAAGCGAACGCCTAGCAGCGCACCTCGCTTGTTTGAATGGCTTGTAGATAATGGGTATGTCGAGCCAGTTTCAACTTTTCGGCGACCTAGCAGTAGGTCGCGACGCAAAGCACGTAGGCGTTAATACGTGCACATTGTTCTAAACTAAATGAGTAATTAAATGGCTAAGTCAAAAGTGAAATCAAAATCCGCACAGAAATCAGCATCTAAACAGAAACGGAATTCTAACGAATTGCCGCAATTGCCAACCGGATATAAAACTATCGGTCGCGCTCCTAATTGGGACGTTGACAAGGCAAAAATAATTGAAGGCGAACGCAGCAGAATCAAGAACGTAACCATGTACAAGGGTACACCGGACGAATACCAAACCCGTACTATGATCGTTCACGACAAGCGCATTGGCTCCAAAACTGTTTGGGAATCGCGCGATTTAGAAGACTTGTTTGACCAAAGCGACGAGGGCGACATTGTTCGTATCGAATTCAAAGGCACCTTGCCTGCGAAGAAGGGTATGAAGCCTCAGAAACTTTTCGCTTGTGGAATTAAAGAGTAAATAGCAATAGGGCCGGGAGTGGCAACACTCCCGGTTTTTCTCAATGCACGGTTTAACTTGTATAATTTGTGATAAAGGAAACACTAATTTATCTAAGCGGGAATTCTGCGACCAATGCGAAGCTGAGTTCGCTAGAGTTTTTGCTAACATTAAGTGCGCCGAAGGAGCCTGTAATTCCCCTATAACTTGCTTCACTATCAAACGATGCGTACAATTACGCGCTGCCTTGGAGGTTGTTAAAAATGGACATATCTAGCAAAGTTAGTAAAGAAGACCTTGCCTTAACTATGATGATTATGCAGGACTTAGGAGACACCGTTATAGCATTTTCTGTTGTCGAAGCTATGAAGAAAACTCCGCCTGATACTATTGGCGCTGCTTTTCTTTCTGCTCTGGCTTTATTAACTTCTGACTTAATTGCTACTGGTCCTTATTCAGATATGGAGAAAGAAACTATTTTCCATTCCGTTATAAAGATGATGCAAGAGCGTTATCCCAAGTCATTAGATGAATTTAAGGCAAATAGGAAAGCCATCGATGAACAATCCAAAGTTATCCTTGAACGAAATTTTAACCGAAACTCAGCGAATTAATACCATTCGCGAACATTTGCAGGAGAAAGCGCAAGACGGGATGCTTGGTGTAATAGCGGCACGCTCACGCATTCCTGAATATCAGTTACAAGAATGGTGTAAAGAACCATCAAAGGTGCCGAACTATGGCGAGCTGATAGACTTGCAGGACGCACTAGGCATCCAAGTCTTGTTAGAATGCGACCCTGATTAAAAAATTGCCGGTAGCTCATAACTACCGGCATTCTAATAACAGCGAGCTGCTGTTAGATAATAATTCCGTAAGTAACCCGGCCGGAAAATCTCCATACGCCTGTAGCCGGGACAGTGCATCTAACTGTTAATCCATCATCTGGTCCTAAGATGATAGGGTTTTCTCCGCTTTCCATCGCATTGAATAGCGCGATTTTTCCATGCAGTGGAGTGAAAGTATCAGTTGGCAACACATTAAAATTGTGTGCTCCAAAGTCTGCGTCAATTGATCCCTGCGTACCTGAGCCCAAAGCAGCGGTAGTAGCAATTCTAATTGTTGGCAAAGACTGCGATGGGTGTTGCGCACTTATCTTGCCCATGCTTCCAGCCAACGAAATGAGCGTGCCGCCTGTACCTTCAACGCTCCAAGCAGTTACTTTTGATAGCCTCCACTGTCCGCGCCCAGCAGCAAATGCGGTTCCGTTTGCTACAGCTCCAAGGATAGAAACGTCTAGAATTGCACAGCGCCCGACATTTGCAGCGGGCCAGCGAATATGCATCACTTGAGCATTAGCCGCCAATCCTGCCGCCATGTCTCCACTATGATCTAGTATTTGCCGAATGTCGGCCAAGTTATCAATGATGCCAAACATTAAGAAGTCTCCTAATTGATTAAATCTAGATACTGAAGAGGATTGCGCCTGAAAATCTTCTCCAGTCGCAACGGATGAATAGCAACAGTTGCGCGCACAGTGACAGCCACGTCTCTAGCGCGTTCAATTGGCCGAAAAGGCGCGTTAGCAAGAAGAAATGTCCGCGTTGCTGTAGACACGTCGAAGCCTGCCGCCGCGTTGATAACTGGTGATGAAGTTGCGAATGACATTAAACACCCATTAATGCGCCAGATAGCGCTCCTTGAAATGCTCCGCCACCTGCTAGCGTTGACTCTAATGCGCCTGCTCCCGCTGCCTGCTCTGTTCCTGGTGGAACTTCAGCAGGTGCAGGAGGTGTAGCAAGTTGCGTTTCAACTTGTGCACCTTCAGCGCTAGAGTCTGGAACATCTGGCGCTTCCATTGGTGGATTAATTGATGTCATTTCTCCATCCAATGCATTGAAGATGCGATTTAGAACACTCTCAGCAATATGCAATTTTGGAAATGGAATCATAAATCTTTCCTGAAGTGAACAAGCTTTGTACCCGTAGTGTATCCAAGGCTATCTAGCAACGGCTGCCATCCGTAGCGCGCAAGTCCGATGATTCGCTTTGCGCCAATTTTGATAGCAATTTGTTCAAGACTTAGAAGCGCACCTTCCGCACCTTCAACACTTCCGGCGCAAGTTAGAACTTCTAATGTTTCGCCTTGGTCCAGCCAGCGAACTAATGAATAGCAACTGTTTGCAAGTCTCCAAACTTCATATTCACCATTTACTATCTTGTCTAAGAATGCTGGCGGCGAATCTAAGTTATAACTTTCGTACAATTGCTCTAGTTTGTCGGTCTTACTTTCCTTTTGTTCATCCATGTTTCTAGCGCTCGCAATTGCTCATTGATAGGCCCTACGACACTTTCAGAAGGCGGCGCAATTCCCTTCAAACGATTTACAGCGTCGGTTGACTGTTGAACTGCCGGCATCTGCGGTGCAGGGAGCATTTTTAATTCTTTAACTCCACCTGAGACATATTCGCCTAAGTGATAGTTTTGCGGAATAGCGCCAACCTGCTGAGCAAAGCTGTTAAGACTCTCAGCTTGCTGGGCTAATGTATTCATGCGCTGTCCGCCGTACTGCTGCGTGACTTTGCGCATGTTAAAAGCAATACGGTTGTAGTCCTCTCGAGTAACCACAAAGTCTTTAGCTTTAATAGCACCAGTCAACGCACCAACAATATTACCAACTTCGCCGCCAATAGCAGCACCTGCTGGCCCGCCTCGCGCGCCAAGTATTGAACCAATTGCGCCCGCCCCATTCGTAACAGCGTCTAGAACATCGGGCGAATCTTTGTAAAATCCACCAATGCCAGTAGATAGCAACTCAGCAAGAATTGCCTTGTTGAACGGCTTATTTGGATCAAAGTCCTTTTGCGCTGTTAGGTCTAAGACTCGTGCAGCTTGGGTGTTTAATTGGTCGCCAAGTTGCATAGTCTGCTGATATTGTGTGCGGTAATCATTTGCCGCAGTAGTAATAAGTCCGCGCTGTGTGTTTGCTTGCGCTGCCTGTTCCTGTTTCCGCGCATCTCTATCAGCAGTCATGACACTCAATGACAGCTCATTAGCTCGGTCAATCATCGCGCGCCCAGCTTCATCACCTGCTGCAAGCTTGTACCATCCATTTGTAGCGAGTGCTTGAGCATGTCCAAGAATTCGCTTTTCATCTGGATCAGCAATCTTCATCTCTGCGCCAATTTCATCTTGTATAGTTTGATGTTCAACGCGCAGATTATCTAAGTCTGCCGTTTCCCTATCCATGAAATTCTTACGTAGACGCTTAGACAGAATACCCGCGCCTAGACCAACTAGAAGTCCTACAGGACCAAGCGCAGCAGCAGCAAGCCCACCGTATAGGGCACCTGCTTGTAACGGTTTAAACGCTGCCAATCCCGTAGGGCCTGCACGCTCAGGCAATTCAGAACTGCGCCCGAGAATATCAACAGTAGTTTGCTTAGCCATATATCAACCCAATCCCAAGCTGACACCAAATGAGCTGCTCTTAGATGTTCCCTGACTAGACGCCTGTGAGAACGCCTTAGCTAGTGAACTACTAACAGAAGAACTAAGAGTAGTTGGCCCGCCCATAATCTGACTTAGTATTCCATAGATACCAAGTTCAGAGTTATTACCTTGAGTCTGCAAATTCAGCAATCCAGGCAGCGCGCCAAGTCCTGTAGAAGCAGCACCTAGAGACCCCTGCATCACCTGTGCCGCCGCTGCATCTTTCTGTTGCTGGTTCCCTGTGAGTATCTGCGTCGCGCCTTGCGTGAAAGCATCGGCCGCTGTTCCCGCACCCAAAGCTTGCGCAACACCTTGACGACTCCCGCCCAAAGTACCGCCAGATACATTGCGGGAAGTGATAGCCGGATTGATGTTTTCACTAAACAGTCTCCCGGTCTGCTCGCGCAAAGTATCTAACTGTGCATTTTGCACATCGTTATTTTGTAGTCTGTCGGTCAAGTAAGATGTACCGGCATCTTGACCAAGACCCTGCAAAAACTGAGAACCACCTGTAAATAACTGCCGCGCAGTATTACCAAGCTCGCCTGCACCCGCTACGGCTCTACCTGCGGCGCTTGCTGCGTTTCCATATAACTGCTGAAACATATTAGCGCCAAATACTTCTTGGCCGCTCTGAGATGACGATTGCTGCAAACTCTCAGATGTAGCGTCGCTAGTATTTTGTGCACTAGACTTGCTGCTGCTCGCTCCAAAGCTCATATTAATAGCTCCTAGTGTGCCGCGTACCAGCGGAATGCCACATTATTTGTTCCAGTAGGCGGAATATAATTCTTGTAAATAACTCTAATATTAGTTGCGTCAGATGTGCAGTAAAAGCTAGCATCTGCTGCACCTGTACCGTTAGTTCCTGCGGCATCGCTTGCAGGCGTGACGCTATAATATCTAGGCTCATCCGCTGTCAATCCGTGTGGGATATCAAAGAAGAATGTTCCTGCACCAAAGTTCCCGTTAAAGGTAGCCAGACCGCCATTTTCACTAACACGTCCAATGTTGCCACGACAAAGCCTAAAACTGTTATTTGCTCCAGTCTCATGTAAGACAGCAATAGTACCAGCAGTACCAGCAAACGGTACGTTGTTACCACGAATGATATTAGGCCCATCATTAATCGATGCCTCTTTAATTCCGTAGCGTGCTTTTGTTGCTCCATCAATAACAATGGTGTTGTTCTCCACATTGTTATTTCCGCTGTATTGGGTTGCATCTCCCTCAAGCAATATTTCATCATAGCCGCCGTTTGACGATTGGCTATTATTATGAAGCGTGTTCCCTGAGATATTTGCGCCCGACATTCTGTATGCATAAATGCCAAAATGCCCGTTAAAGGCTATATGGTTATCCTGACATTTGACGTTCTTAGTCTGATTAAATAACATGATTCCGCGCTCGCCATTCAATCGGCAATTATTGTTAGTAATAATAATTCCGTCTGATAATGGCCCTTGACATACAATTCCTGATTGTGTGTTGTGATCGCAAGTATTGCCGTTTACAACAAGTCCTTTACTGCCAGACGCACTAACTTCACCTTCAAATATGAAGATGCCATGTAAGTCATTATCAACACTAACATTAGAATTGCACACAGAATCGCGGAGCTGCTCAAGCTCGATTCCGTGAAATCCATTATCCCAAGTATAATTACCAATGCAGGTAGCATTATCAGAACTATACAAATGAATAGCATCACCAATAAAGCTATGAGAATAGCAATGCAAAACAGCACATTTCGTAGCACTACCAAAATAAATCCCATAACGTGTGCCTCCACCTGTGTTAGCGCGATTCCCGTCAAGCCGAATATTTTGAATACCCGCGCCAGTTATCGTTTCAAACTTGATAATGTTATTCGTGAAACTTGCACCATCAACAATACGTAAATGAGAGCCATAACCTTCGCCAATTATCCAAACTCCATCTCGCATGCTATGTGCGGCTGTAATTCCCCAAATACCAGCAGGAATATATACCTGTCCGCCTCCATGCCGTTCCATTACTTCAATGGCTGTTTGCAAAGCGGGTGAAGCGTCTGCCTCTGTTGCCTTGTATCGTCTTATATCGCCTTCACGATAGCGCCTATTTAAGTCGCTATTATTCAATCCTTCGTCTATCTCTTCCTGTGTTATCGGATAGAGAATTAGTCCAAACAAATCGAGAAACGATCCAAAGGAACGCTCGATTTTTAAAAACTCATCATGCGTATATTTCTTGACGCCACTCTCTAATGGAGGAGTCCCAGCAATATACTTATTAATAGGCTCCATTGTAGTCCGCCTCGACAATAAGCTTGCTGACAGTGTAAGTATCAGTTCCCGTCTGCTGAGTTTCAACCGAGATATATCGTCCTTCGACTTCGTATGGAGTGCCGTCTGACTGTATGTCTCTAAATGAGCCCCAAACAATCGGCGTAGTGTCTTTGACATCATTGCGTGAACCTAAGCGCACCTGCATGGTATTCATGCCTGCGCCAGTTCCGTAGACCCACACTCGGCGCGTTATTTTACGCTGAGAATCGTCATCAAAAGTCATATCGTACTTTTGTAGACGACTCGTGATAGTCGTTAAGTCATTTGTATCTTCAACAAAAGCATTAGCAGGTTCACCAACAACCACACGTAAGCGCGTGTTAATAGCACTCTCTGTCCATGCATTATTATCTAAGTCCCAAAATTGTGAATCCGCATCCCAGGTGTTATCAACAGCAGTATCAGCAACAAAGCCCGTTATTCCGTGTGTAACTTGATTCAAGTCGCGCGTCACCCAAGTATCGCGCTTCTCATCCCATATGTGAGCAACAGTGCAGAATGTGTTTCCGGCTTCCGGCACACATACCCAAACTTCGTGCTTGCTAACATCTCGCAATACAAACGCATTAAGCTGATTTGTTTCATCAATCTGGGTTGCCAGATAAGTTTTTATGCGATTTTCTGCAATGCTGCGCGTATTAATACCATCGGTTAAGACAATATCATCATTGCCTACAACCAAATGCGCCCCCATTTCTAGGACACAATGAGAAGATAAAGCGCCAACTGATCTATTGATAGGGCGCACTGTAAAGATGTTGTCAGGCTGCTGGCCTAAGTATTCTACTGCATAGAATGACGTAGGTTTATAGAGCATAAATTGTGTGCCCAAAGCTTCAGCACACACAATGCGGCCGGGAGTATCTGGGCAAAATCCTGAGCCTGCTTCATTACTTGCTAATGGTGTCCAAGAATCCGGAACTGTTCCAGGCTCGGCCGCCGACGACCACATAAATTTATTATCAAATACTCCGCCAGCGTCTTCTAGGTTCCATGCAAAGAGATGAAATCGAAATGCCCCAATACCTTTAGCAACTGTACCTACTGGCCAGTCCGGGAGAGGAACAGCGTCATTTGCTGCAACTCCATCCCAGTAATAAGGAACATCTTTTCCATTCGTAAAACACGGAAACCCATTTAGCAATGTGCTAACCCATTCATAAGGATTAGAAACAGCAGTAATACCTGCATAGGTAATATCCGCCGTTGTTGCAGCTTGTCGTGCAATGATAGTATTCGCTTTGAAGAACACCCACCAATTGAAGTCCGCAAGCACAAAATTCATTATATGCAGCGCATTTCCGCCTGTACTGCTATAGGCAACTCTGCGCCCGCCAATTCGTGACGGAAAACCTTTCCTCGTATGCACGTTGTGCGCGCGTGAAAGGAATTGATCCGCTAATTCTAACGGGTCAATGTCCAAGATATGTCCGCCGGACGGGCGCAGAGTCTTTTTCATTTTCTCAAACCTTCGGCTGAGTGCTCTGGAATCCGCGCAAAATAGTCAAGATACTCAAGGCAGCAGTCACATAATAAGGTCCGCTGTTTCCAAGCAATGCAGCAACTTGGGTGGGATCGGTCGCAGCAAGGATACTTACAAGGGTTCCCACCATGCCGATTGCCTTTGTACCGTGATTTTTCCACATATCAATAACTCCTAAATAATCTTAACTAGACGCTTCTGTCCTCTTATGGACTCTGGCCACGTAGTGCGATATGCACGCTTCCATAACCATGTAGAAAAGGGCGGCGACGCACCAGGAAAATTATCAAACTGGAATACAGCATTTGTTTGCAAAATAATTAAATTCTGTGTTGCCCCACGCATAATAAGTTTAGAAAAATAATTAACTGGCAATGTGCCATTTTCCAAACCTAGAATTATTTGATCTTCATTTTGCGCCACATTATTTGTAACTAACAAATGCCTAAAATCGATTCCTCGATACAATGCAGGCTGTATATCTCCCGGCGGTGTATCAGGTTCTAAATAGCCTACTTGTTCTCCCGCACTACCTAGAAGAACTACAAAATTTGCAGAGTCCGGTGCTCCTTCCGCAGCAATAGCTACACCTCTCACGGTGTTAACCCTCCGCCAAATACTCGCCAGTTCCCTGACACTCTGTGCACTGTAACTACTCCGCTTCTAAGAATTGTTACGTTGCCTGTAGGAGCAGCGGAGCCTGCTCCATTCAACCATGACAATGTGCCACTAGTAGACGTAAGAACTACGTCACCTCCAATAGCTTCAATTGTGCATGCAAAATTATCCGCAAGATTAGGTAACGTTACCGTACCTGCACCTGTAATACTTACACAATTTCCTATATCTCCTGCTGCAATAGTATAAGGAGCGCCTTGATTACTATTAGCAAGGCCGCGCATATTCTCAATTAGCGCTGTTACTCCAACAAGAAAATTAATCTGCTCGTCCGTTGCATTGACTACAGAGTTAATATTAGGAAAAGTATTTTTCAAAACAGACTTAATAAGCCTGATATGATCGTCACCTTGCGATTTAGGATCAGTAGCACCTACAGGATTAGTTACGACTAGATCACTTATATAAGTTGCGCCTTCAAGTCCCATTAGAAACTACTCCGCCAAGTAACGTTATATGGATTGGATGCTTCAGCGCCTGCAATCTGTTTCTTTACCTTGCGGTTAATCTCGCTGATTAGATTAACAACGTCACTTTCTGCTTCTTGCTTCGCAGGAATATTTTCCGCGCGCAAATAAATAGGAATTTGAATGGCCCGCTTGTAAAGTTGTGGGTACTCATTCAAAAGGGTATTAGTATCTGTGCCGCTAACTAAGGCTGGCGGCAATCCCCAATAGTGCAGTTGAAAAATTGTCGCAGCAGCGGGAACACCCGCAAATACCACTGTACGCGGGCGCACGACGTATGCATGCACAGTCTGCGCCGCACGATTCATGCCGATGTAGGTTTCGTCTCTTTGGTCAAGCGGGACATAGTTATAAAGAACCTTGCGCACCTGTACGGTCTTAGATGGAAGATTGTATTCACTATCTAGCGCAATCACTCTATCTGCATCTGTCAGGTTAATAACTAATCCATACGCTTCCAACTTAGCAAAGATGTATGACTCTGCTTCAGCCACAAACCGCGCACTATGCGCCGTTATATAATCTTCGCGATGCGAGTCACCAAAGGCAGCGGCTACAAGCTCTGTGAGATTCATTTCTTGATAGCTCCATTTTTAATTACGCCTCGGTGAATGTTGCCAACACGGTAGCGCTCAGCAAATGCTGAACGCTCAAACCGGTCCCATGCAGCGCGTTGGGCTTCCGGGTCATGGTAGTTACCAAGATCAGGATACAATTTCTGTATTGCCTGAAAGTCCGGAATAGGAATACGCATAGTGTGACGCGCAAAAGGGGCATGTCTGTGCGTTTCGTTTCCTTCTCTGACTCGCTTAACGGAGTCAAAAATGCTCCGGTTTACTTCTAACGAATTGTCAAAGAACGCACCCGCGCGCTGCATGGGATTCATTTCAACACTCCAACTTAAGCCACAACGTCTGTGGTGGGGTTAATATCTGCAATGAGAAATTGCGCGCGTTCCAGATAGCATTTAAGCATCCAGTCAACATGCAACATCTTGCGGAAGGACAAACCGAGTTTGGCAAGTACGTCGATTTTCCATCCATACAGCAACCCAAGTTTCCAGAAACGCGGATCAATGCCAAAAACATCCGCTACAGTCTGCGCTGCGCCGCCAGCAGCATCTGCATACGTCTGTTGCAAACGATTCGGAACAATCTGCATGAGAGTTCCAAAGTCTGTTTTGAACGTATCGATATACCCTTGCGACACCTGGGCAACTCCCTGTCCTTGACCGCTAATGTTAGCAGTCGGAGCAGCCGCAAACGGAGTAGTAAAGAGATACCGTCCAAGGCGCTTGGTAACTCCACCTACACTCATCAACACAACAGGATTGCCGCCCAAGTTCCAAACGTTTTCAATCTGGTTAGATACCAGCGTCCACGTAAGGCCGCGACCTTCGCCAACTGTTCGCACAGTTACCAACTTAGTGCCAGTCTGGAACCCACCAGCCGCGCCACCAGCTCCCTGGTTAATGTTGGTCGTAATCCACGCAGGAAAACCCGCGCTCTTACCTGCAACGTTGTTACCGTTGTCCTGTACACTCGCCTGATTAAACAACGTAATAGCTTCAACGTCTCGGCGCAGTTCGTTCATACGCATAGCAGTCTGATAACCCATTTCGTCTGAACGACCGATAGAGTCAACAGCTTGTCCGCGCTCAGTTACAAAGACTTCCTTAGTGGAAATCTGCGCATGATTACCTGCACGTTTCGCATTTGCTACCGTCGCATCATTGTCTGTTGACGCACGGTCACTACCAGAAATAACAGCGTTCGCCGTGTTTGGAGCTGAAAGCTTATCCTCAGTCCATTCAGAGTAGCTGTTAGTAAATCCATCAGTTCCAATCATGTCTAGAAAGACAGTAGGAACGTCAGAGATGTCGAAAATCTGGTCAAGAACATCTTCCCTAACCAGTCCACCGGCCAAAACGTTCTTAAGGTCTTGAACGTCCAAGTAATCGTCCGGTGCTGCCATTAGAGCAACCGGGCCGTTATATTCACTCTTAACGCTTGATTCAAGGCTAAGTGTTGCCCAATCAAAGACGTTGTTAGAGTGAACAATCATTTTCTTAGTCACAGTAAATAGCTCCTTTAATCACCAAATAACGACTTGACCTTGGAGCGCTCATCTGCAACAGCGCCAGAGTGTCGAGAAGAACCAGACTCATAACTTGCCGGACTCTTCGCAGGCTTGCCTGTTTTGCTGGACGGTTTCTTGCCGCGCTTTGTAGGTGTCTCCACCCGTGCCAACGCGGTTTTAATACGCTTATCCATTAGGTACATATCACGAATAAACTTCAATGCTCTGTGATCTACAACAGTAGCAATAAAGGTATCGTCAAAACCGTAATCGGAAAGCAATTCGTTGATACCTGCAATATCCGCTTCGCAAGTTTTCTCGTCTTGCCACTGCGGAATATGCTCAAGTGTCAATTCTCGCTCTCGATTTACAGTCGCTTCGTGCCGTTTCCTAATCTTATCAACAATGCCAGCAGGAATATTTTCCTTCGGGATCATTGATATTAATTCGCGCAGTTCCGTCTGTGCTCGTAAGACTTCGCCTTCACTCTTAATGCGCCGTTGATCGAATTGCGCTTCCCTAGTTTCTAGCTCTACAAGTTCTCCAACACGGTCTTTCAAGTCGCCAATGGTTAGCGGCTCCGCTCCATTGGGCATCGGCACCTTGATGGAATAAACTTCTTCGGGTTTTAACCCTAGCCTTTTAGAAACCCCATCGATGCTATCGACAGGACCAGAGTCGTTATCGCTAGAAGCGTTCTCACGCTCTAACGTATCTGGTGCAAACAGCTCAGCAAGTGAAAGACGCTTCGGCTCATCATCTGTTTCAACTTGCTGTGCTTTCCCCTTAACAGGCGCTTGCTGTTGCTGTTGAACTTCCTGCTTAGGCGCTTTAGGCGCTGGCGCATTCGACTCATACTGCTTAACAAACTTCTGATTACGAGGCGGCCTACCTTGGTAGACCGGTGCGTCCGGCTGACTATTAGCCTGACTTTGGTTGGCGCTGCTCATCTCTGAGGGCGCGGTTAACTGTGCCATCTAATTCACTCCTAATAAATGTAATTGCTTGCATCGTTGCCCAATGTTTTTCCCGCATCTCTGGAGCTTGGGCAATTTTCCACGCAGAGATACAATTAGCTTCCGCTTGCGTCAGAACTTCTTGTAGCAACGGATTTTCCGCCAGTTCCTTCGCCTTTTGTGCTCGCTGTTCCGGTGTCATCTTTCTTACTCCTAGCTAACGCGGCATCGCTGCGCACTTTAGCTATATCAATAACTCCACCCGTTGCAATCTTCGCTTCATCAACCTGGGCCTGTAATACAGAGTTCCAATACTTGAATTGCAACTCTGAATCATGCATGTACTTCTCTAGCGCCTTACCAACTTGGTCAAGCGCTATTGCTTGCTGCATTAGTGCATCTTGCTTCTGAGCTGACTGCGCTTGTTGCTCATGTTTCTGCTTAAATGCTTGCAGTGCTTTAGGCGAACGCGGGTCAAGCAAATAACGCTCCGGTATCTCGAGATCGTTAATACGCATCCAGTCAATAAGTGTGTTATAGAATGCTTGTACATCTATCAATATCTCTTCCATGCCATTTTGAGCAAGCAATACCTGTTTGCTCATTAAGCTGTCAAGAATTCCAGACAAGCGCGAACGCTCGCCTAATGACTGGCCCATTTTTACCTTTACAGACTCGCGCACTGGCCACTCTGAAGGATTCGTCTTAATCCAAGTCTTTCCGCGCTTGAATTGAATATCTTGCGGCCACTGTGTACGCAATACCTCATGCGCTACTTTATACATTGAGCGAATCAGAGTATGCGCAAACATGCGCGCCATAAACTGAGATAGTTGCTCCATCACGCTATATGCGCGGTCTAAGCCTTGCGAGCCAAGCCGGTCATTCAATTGCAGCGGCCCGGATGCCATATCGAGAGCTGCGCCGCCCATTTCAGCACGCACGGAATTCGTGTGCTGAATGTTCATAAGAATATTTCCCGATGTATCGGGAACTTGAAACGCAGCAACAGCCATGCGCACGTCCGGAACAATTCCAGGCTTTACACGAATGCTGCCATTCGTGCGACCGTCCGTTAAATCATCCGGCTCAACAATTCCGTCAAAGTGTGCTGTGCGATTCTTGTTAGTAGCATTAAGGTTATCTTGCAATGCTCGTTTTAAAGCAGTCTTTTCGTCCTGCGTTGATTTCAGCTTATCAAACAAGCTGATTCCTATGAATGTATGAGGATTGATAAAGGCAATGCCAGTTGCATAACCTACAACCGTACTCTCTTCATCATCTTCAAGAATCCACTTATCACTAACAGAAATCACATGCAAAGTTGCGCCGCCTTCGCCGTCATCCATCATGACATAGCATTCATACCATTCGACAAGCTCTTGCGACTTATCCATGGGAAATGATTGCGGACTCACGCTACGCGGAAGCCGGGAATCTGTTGCTTGCTGCCAAGGATTGTTATACCTGCGCAGCTTTGCTACTTTTTCTTTCGGGAATCCAAGCTCAACAAGCGTTGATCGTGTGTCAACATGTCTTTCCGCACAAAAGGGGATGTTCTCAAGGTCTTGCCTGTCCCAATTTTTCGGGAATAGGAAATTCTCAGGCGCAATTGATTGAACGCGAAACTTGCGCGTAGTCTTTGTGACTGTGGCAGAGATAGATTGCTTTTCTGCATCGTATTTGTGAATAGATACGTTCCCAATTTTATCAAGAACGTCAGTAACAATTTCAGGCGCAACATTTGTGCGTCTAACCTTGGACGTATGTGTCCTTTCATCCACATAAACTTTGATGATTCCGTTTCTTACCAGCAGCGCATCTTTAATGCTGCTAACAAGTTCTATGAAACCATTCTCTCGTGCAAATATCATTTCCTGCACGCAGTCTGCTTCCATCTGTGCTTGTTCTTCGTCTTCTTCGCTATAAGCACAATACTCAGCAATACGTTTGCCAAGTAAAGGCTCAATCATCTGCGCAAGATCAGCTTCAACCATAGCGCTTAAGTCGCCAGAAACTATTTCGCTCCGGCCCTTAACTTCATCACCGCGCAATCGCTGAAAATAATAGTCATACGCCTGCTTACGTGAGTTTGCAAGCTCATCACCTTCAAAACCTATGCAGTTAATAAGCTGGCGCTTTAATTGTCCTGCTAGCTTCTTCTCGTCATTCTCATTCATCAGATAATACCTTTATCGTAGCGTGAATAATCGAGAGGCTTACTAACAATGCTGCGCAAAACTTGTGCTGTGTGCATAACGCCTAACGCTTGAGATAGCGCGTCCTGTGTCTTTTCGTAATCATCAATTTGATCGCGAAAAGGCGCATAAGACATAGAGAAGTCCATTAACTTCTCACGAGCTATTGAAGTTGCTTCACAAATATTTAGCATCGCTGCTACATGGCCATGCTGATAATGTTCATCTGCAACCAAAGGAGATGCAACAACGCCATAGCCATCAAGAGAGCTAAACAAAGAAGGATCAGGATTGATAGCATGATGAACAATATGCGCATTTGGATGTCTCCTAATAACAGACTGAACTGCATCTGTTAGATTCGACTCACAAAATGTATGCGCAGCAATAATATGATTGTCTTGAAACGCTATTGCTGCTATTCCTTCGTTCTTGGTTCCCCATGCCACTCTGATAATTCTATTGTTTGTTTCATATGGTTTACCAACGAGATACGATAACCTTGCATACTGTCTACCAAAGATAGCTCCACTGCTGGCCGCATCTGGATCGCAATAGAATTCCTGTCTGGCAAGCGCGACATCCATACCTTCTTTGATTTCTTTCTCGACATCTTCCTCTGTAACAATTGGCGATCCATCGTGTTTATACGTGTCTTTAATTGTTTTAACATCAACGTACCATCCTTCCGCACCTTCTAAATGTTTCATCATTCGATATGCGTGATTCCTTCCACGCAACGTAGTGATAAACATTACCCAGCCTTTATTCTCTACTAGAATAGGGCGAATATAATCCCACGCCGCAGGATCGCACAATGCCCACTCAGAAAACGTAATGCCGCAAGGATTGCCGCCTACCATTCGGTCATAGTTATCTGAACCAAGCATCTGCCATGTTGAACCATTCGGCAAAACAATAGACATCTCTGTATCGTTGTCACGTTCTCTCAAGCGATTAGGAAATGCACGATCGATAAACCTGACTCCATCGCGCGCATCTATACCTTTCCAAATAGCTCGCTTTGCTTGCACATGAAACGGAAACAAATGCCAATAATTGCCAACTCTTTCTTCCATTCTCTCCCGACCAAAATCTAAGCCAAATGTATCTTTGCCTGCACGTCTATGCCATACCAAATAAAACTTACGTATTTGCTCTTTAATAAATGCATCAACACAGTGTTGCTGATGATCGTAAAGCTTTAAAGCTTTAACGGTTTTCCTGACTGCTTGACTTTGCTTTCTGCCCATGCTCGGCATTCTACGCCGATAGATGTAATCAATCAAAATAATCGGATCGATTGATAGAATAATTAATAGCATTGAATAAACAATGAGCCTATCAATGCATGTAATTGTGCAAATAATCGGATCAAATAAAATCAAAGTATGCATGAAATGCCTATATTCATAGGCTTTTATGACTGTAGGATATAGTCTACAGCAAAACTCCCCGTGA